CTTAATGTTGAGGAAACTGTATCAAAAGAAAGAACACCTGATCCATTCGTCTTTAGAAACTGACCAGAACTGCCATCAGCACCAGGAAGTGTAAAGGTTGTAATACCTGAAAGACTATCAGGTGCCTTCAGAGTAATGTATTGAGTACCATTGTTTGTACCCTCTACAAAGTTTACACCACTACCCGTGGTTGTGGTATTTTTAGTCCAATAGCGGTGTGAACCAAAGAATTTATTGTTCGTTGTGGTACTATCAATGCCAACATAGAGGTCATAAGAATCAGTTGTAAATCCAGGTTCACCTTCCCTCAAACCAGGAAGATTAGCAAGAAGACCTCTCTTAAATTGAATTACCGGAGCAGTCATCTTTATTTTACACTATTTTTACTATTTATTATATTAAAAAGTCCCTGCATCTAAATCAATTTTATCATCAAGCACAACATCTAATTCATTCACAAATGTGCCAGGTAATCCACCAGTGACAGCATTGGAAAGCACAGTATCAGGATCTACTGCTACAAATTTTCCTGTAGATGAGTTATAAGTCAGCACAAATCCATTCTGAATACCCGATATACTTACATCTGATAAATCTGCTAAGTTTGCCACTGATGTTCCTCCTACACCTAGAATTGCGGATACTTTAAACTTTGCTACTGATTGTTGTTTAACTGAATAACTGGCGGTTGATGCAGTAGAAACTTTGTAAGTCATATTGATACTGTGTCATTAACCATGGCCATCCCCTGAAAGATTTTTATAACTTTTCCAGTTGACGCATGAGTTAAAATTACATCATAATAATTACGTCCCTCTGATAAATCTGCTGTTACCGTAGAACCCATAGAGATTTGAATTTTACCAGTTGCAACAGTAATTGTTGTAGTAAATGATTTTGATGAAGTTGCAGTGGGATGCTTACGAATCTTTGCAGTTGCTGATTGATTTGTTAAAGAGAAAACAGAATCATCAGCATTTTTAACATCATAAGTTGCTTCAAAACTTGTCCCCTTTTCAATTACAATATTGACGGTAGGTACAGTCATGGTTTTTTAATTATTTATTATCATCAATATCTTTTGATTTCAGTAGTTTAGCAAGTTCCGCTGTTGAACCAACAAAAAGAGCATTGTTAACTGTCGTTGATCCTTTAGATGTTTTTTCTTCCTCAATATCTTTAAGTTTTTTTTGAAGATCCATTAATTTATCTGTAGCATCTGCTACGTTTTTAATTAACTGACCTGCAACTTCATATGCTCTTGGCATTTCACTTTCCTGTGCCAATTCAAGAATACCATTAATCGCTTCTTGTCCTTTTTCTATAAGAGAATATAAATTTCCTCGTGTATATTCGTAATCTTTTTTTACATCATTACTTACCAAATTTGTATCTACTTTTTCTATTGAAATACTAGTATCATCAATATTCGATGACACAATATCTGTAGATACATTAAACGCATCATCCAATTTATCATATTTCTTTGTCATTTTCATAGAGAATCGCTGAATCCAAAATCATCACCAATTTCAATCAAATCATCATCTGATGATGTTATAAGTTTTACTGGTGTTCCGGCAACATGAGATTGTTTAGTTGTTGAATCTTGTCCTCTCTTAACAATTAATTTATTTCCCGATTTAGAATCAATATACATTTGTTCATTGTCAATTACAATATAACTATTTTCTGGAAGTGAAGATGCATCATTAACAGAAATTAGTGTCGAATCAATTTCAATATCTTGAGAAAGATTTGTTATGATGTTATTAGTATAACTTTTAATTGCTCTAGGTTCGACAGCGTAAGTGAGTTCTCTAGTCGGTGTTTTTGTAACGTCTCCAGAAATATATCCAATAGAAACCCTTCTAATGATATCTTTTGACGTAGCACTTGAAGAAGAAATAGGTCCAAATAGATATGTTTTAGCAGTAAATCTTATCGTATAAATTAGTGATCTTCTTGTTGTAAAGTCACCTTCATAGTCATCTTGCATTGTGATATTTTCAATTACTACAGGAATATCTCTCTTTTCTCCGATTGTTTCCACTAAATCAACAGTTAAATTATATGAAGGTTGAAAATATGGCAGAATCTGCTCAACGATTTGAAGCATATCATCATTTAGTTTAGTATAAATTGATAATTCAAATGCCATATTATATGGAACTGGCATATATGCTTTTCTTACATCAGTTCCAACACCTACTACTGATGTTATAAAAGTTTGAGTTGTTGTAACTTTTCTCGTTCCATCATAACTTAATCCCACAAATTCAAATGACATTCGTGGTAATGTTATCTGAACTGATTTATTAAGATTTGGAGATTGTTCTAGTCTTGCCAGAAATTTTTGAGTAGGTCCATATGCTAGAGGTACTTTAATATCGTTCTTGATATTTCCAGATGAATCCCTATGTTTTATTTGAATATCATTAAAAAGACTACCAAAGGAAATTACAGTCCTCCTTAATATTTCGTGATAAAAATATTCAAACATACTATTACTACCTACTTTAGATCAAATTTATGGATAAAAGTATTTATATTAAGGATTTCCAAAAGGATTTGACTCAGAAAAATCTAAAATATCATCTGCTTCTATTTCTATTTCATTATTTTGTGGATATTGATTTATAGTATTATATTTTTGTGTGGATTTTAGTTGATACGATGCGGAACTAGCGGCGCCAACTATCGTTTCTCCTATTCTAAAATCTCCTGTGTTATTTGATACTTTTAATTCTCCATTGACAGAATTCCAAGACTTAACAATTGCTGTTGTTCCACTTGTGCTTCCAGTTATAGTTTCATTGAGAACAAAAGTTCCAACTCCAACCATGTATGGAGAACCTATGGTAATAGTAGGAACTACTGTATATCCAGCACCTGCGTTAGTAATTCTAATTGTACTCACTGTGCCAGATATACTCACAAGTGCCAATCCTGTTGCTGTTGTTCCTATACCAGGAGAACTAAATGTTACCAATGGAGAAGTAGTGTATCCAGAACCACCACTTGTAATAGTTATTATTCCAATAGCATCATTAGAAATTTTCGTTATAGCAGAGGCACCAGAACCACCGCCACCAATGAAAACAACCCCTGGACTTACAGTATAACCATATCCAGGATTTATTATTTGAACACCCTGAACCTTTGATCCTATTTCCGTACCATCACAGTTTGTAATTCCACTTATCAACGTCGCAATTCCAACAGCTGTGCCTCCAGGTGATGGAGAAGAAGATATCGCAACAGTTGGTGCGGAAGTATATTTTTCTCCTCTGTTAGTTACAGTTATCGATACAACTCTTCCATTTGCAATTGAAGTTATTGCAGTTGCTGTTGTGCCAGATGAAACTAAAGTTAAAGTTTGTAAATTTGCTTCTACTTCAACACTATCGTCAATATCAGCAATGCCAGTATTAATAATTTCATCTTCATATCTGAATAGTTCACAAGTTAAAGTATAAATATATGTTTTTTGTAATTGATAAAATGGTTTTTCATGCTCTACAAATTTAATTTCAAAAAGTCTATCTCCAAGAGGAAAATATATCAAATCACCTTCCTTAGGTCTGGTTGATAACTCAATGTCTGGCATGTCTTTTATGAGTGGACTTATATAATTTTCAAATCTTTCTTTTGATAAAGTAATAGTCAATTCATTTAAAGCTTGAATTCCAAATTTTGATAATATTACTGGATTTGCAGAATATCCCTCATAATTTTCTACGTATGCTTCTATAGGATATGAGTCACTAAACTCAGATTCTATAACCTCTCGAATAACAGTGTTTGTTGTTAGATACTTCCTTGGAATATAAAATATTTCAACACCATACATCCTAAGTTGTTCATTAATTAAATCCTGAATCAGACTCTGCTCAGTTTGAGATCCTTGAAGGAAAAATGGATTTAACATTACCCTATTAGATCAAGTGGTGGTAGTTCGTAATTATTTGACATTTTTTCCATCAAAGTATCTATCTCTCTTTGAGCATCATCATATATCTGTCTTCCATTTAATTCTACTCCACCTGGAAGTTTAACACCTTGAAACTTGATTAAATTTTGTCCCCACTGTCTTTTTATTAAAGATGTTAAATAAGGTTTTAAAAATGAATCATTCCAAATTCTTGAATAATCATTTGGATCCAATGTTGAATAACAATCAATAATTAGATATTGATTGCTCTTAACAGTGCTCCAGTCAATATCTAGATACAACCTATCTTGTCTTTTATTGAATCTTATTTGTTTTTGGGTATTAAGTAAAAAATCTAAATCCTCTAAGTATGTTTTAACCATGGCATAACTTAAAAGTTCAGTTGCGCCGAAATAATAAATATCATTTAAAAATAATTGATATTTTATACTAAACATATTATGTGTAATTGTATTTAAACCTTCAAACATAAAAATTTTATTTACACCAATGACATTAGGCGGAACCTGTAGATAATTACTATTTTCCTCATAGGAAAATGTTGTTGCCGTTCCAACTATATTTGCGGTTGCGCTTGTAGTCGCAATACCAACTGCATCAGCATCACCTCCACGAGCTCTACCTCTGTTTATATCATTTTGTGTTACTTTATATTTGTAAAAGGTAGGATATACACCATCAAAATGTCTTTCTTGAAAAAATTGAACTGCATCATCAACTAAATCGTCGATTTGTTCATCTGCGACGTTAATTTCTAAAACTGGATATCCCAGTTTTCTTTTGCAGTAGTCGATTAATTCTTGCCTATTAGACGGTTGTGCCATTATCTTCTACTTTTTAAATATTTATTAATCATATCTCATCAATCCAGAAATAATCTCTTGTTGTTTTAGATATAATTTCATATATGCCTTTGAAATTAACTTAACATCTTCAATATCTTCGATGCAATCAATTTCTATACATGCTTTCGCATATTCAAAATTTTTTGTTAGATTTTCTAATGTGATATCGTCAGGATTCATTTGCTAAATTCCTTAGTAAAAATTTAATTTCATTTAAATCATCTTTTATATTAGCAATATCAACCTCAAGGTTTTGTATTTTTTGATTCTCCTCATTTTTCATATTTTTTCTTGAAATATACTCTTGGTATTCGGACATATTTCGATTGATAATTGAATTTGTTTTTGGATCTCTATAAAGATGAGAATGTCCATCTACTTTTAAATATTCCATATTATGCAAGTGCAATTACTCTAAGATCTCTCATTCTCGGAACATATACCTGATTTGTTGATGTCATGATAAGTTTAACTCTGTAAGATTTAAATGAGGGTAATTCATCTGCAGTAAATGTATATTCTTTGTATTGAATTTCTGAGGCTAAAAATCCAACACTAGTTGATGGTGAAATATATGAATCAGATAATCCATCATTGTCCTCCGGATTAATAATTTGTCCTTTTTGATTTAGATTATTATATCCTGGAAATGGAATATAAATTGGAATAAAGTTTTCTACCTCACTAATAGCATAAAATGCTCTTATATTTGAATAAAGATTTACATGAGCGTTAATCAGAATTTTTATAGAAGTTGCGGGATTTTCTAAAACAATTTCTTTAGACAGATACTGGAAAGAAGTTGGATCCTCTGAAATACTGTTTACTCTATTATCAGTTGTATAATTTGAAATAACATTATTAACCCTATTTGAAGTTAAAATTGTGCTAATTCTCTGAGTATCAAGTACAGGACTTACTTTAGGATTTACAGAATCTAGATTAATTCTAAGATTCATAGATTTATTGCCCGGTAAGGATAGAGCAGCAAGTTTGTTGGTTTCATTAACTTTTGAACAAATTATTCTTGGACTTGACAAATAATTTGCTTTATTTAGAGAAATAATTTCAAATCCAGCGTCAATATAAGGAATTTCGTTTCCACTGATACTAGAACCAGTAACTGTTCTAACTTCTGCATTAATTGAGGTTCCTTGAACTGTTAAGTTATGAACAACAGGTGTTATGAGTTCAAACGGCATGTTCTGAGTTGCTTTAACATTGTATCCACCGGTAGATTTGGTTTGACTTGTATAAAGTTTTGGATAGCTTAATCCGTCTGACCTCCCTATTCCACTAGATCCCATATCTAATTTAATATTGTAAGAGTCAAATGTAATGGGGTTAGATACAGTTACATTTTCTAAGTTATGTGTTTTATTAATTCTTCTTAACGAAACTCCACCAAGTTCATATTTATAGACTGGTGTTCCTGCGGGATAATCTTTAGCAACTGTTCCATCCACAGATCTAGAAATAGT